CCACTAACAGTAATCTTGGGTTTTTCCTGATATCCGATGCCAGGAGTAACCAATTTAACTTCTCTGAATGATCCAGATATGTTAGCATGAGCAACAGCACCACTACCCTGTTGATCGTTAATGATGAGTGGAGGTCCTGTGATGACATCATAATTTTGGCCTGGATTTGTTACTTTTATCTCTGTGATGTCACCGTGAAATATCTGTTCATCAAAAACAGTTGGTGGGAACAGTTCCACACCGTTTGCTAACAATCCTACAGCTCTGTTATTGACTTCTCTTTTATTCGGATCATCAAATAGATTTCTCTGTTTATAGTTAGAATACTTTCTTAATATTTTTTGGTTTTTAAGTGTTTTGTTTTCCCATCCTGACTTGTAGATGTACTGACCAAGAGTTCCTATTCTAGCTGCAATATATTTCTTAGCAAATACATCAGAACCACTGAATGAAAGATAAAACTCAGTTTGGTTGATTACAGTTACAAAGTAGATACCAGTGCTGATACCACTATTGGTGGTATTGTCCCAGTAAATCTTATCTCCAGTTACATAGTTGTGATTTAAAGTACTTACAGTGGAAGCATTAGGATCAAAGGCAGGGTCAAACGATCTAATGGTGTAAGTAAACCCACCACCTAGTATTGGTGTCCCAAAACCGTCTCTGGCCTCCACTGTGTCAGTTTTTACAAAGACCTTATTATCAGTTGCGAAGATTGGATAGTTTGGAAGACCAGATGAGGTGACATAGAAGAATTCTTCGTTTTTATCTAAGTAACTATTTTGAATACCAACTGGAAATTGATCTACACCAGCAAAGTAATCTGAATTATGCTTAGCCTTAGTAACAGTCTTAGTAATGACTGTTGGGTTAGAAGGAATTGATGTTTGTGTTTGTACAACAATGGTATTTGCGTAAATCTTAGAAAGATTGGTAGCATCATACTCAATACCTTTAACTACGACGGTAGCTTTATCTCCAAATTGATTTTTGATGATTAGTTCTTCATCAATGTAGAAAATAATTGAATCAAAAAGATTAATTCGGTAAGTATTAACGTTTACCTGATTGATGTCAAATATATTATGACTAGATGGTATATTATAGATCCAGTTGTTGAATTGAGGTCTATCGCCTAAGTCTCTACCAAAAGAAAGAAGCTTGAGACTATCATCAACTTGCATATTTGTAGAATCAGATGTATCTACATCGTCAATTACGTTTACAAGTCTGAATTCTATTAGAGATGTTTGACCAAAACCAGCATAAGCATATGCAAGTTTATTTTCAAGTATATCTGCACCAAAAACCAAAGAAGTGGTAATACCACTAGTGTTTAAAAACTGGTTTACTGTTTTATCAGTGTATGAGATGGTAAGTAGGTTGTCGCCTGTTCTAGGTCTTACCAATAGCGTTCCACTTTGACCAAATCCAACTGTAGAGTCAACAACTATACTTGTTGCACCCTCAGATGTTTCTTCTAGAGCTTTTGTTTTACCAGGCACTTGAAAAGTACCATCAAATGATGTTGAGTCAAGAGACATCTCATAGAAATCAACATTATTGATTGGTCTATACTCAACATTGTATATTGAAGCACTTACAGTACCGATACCAGCAACATTCTGATACAGGAAGTTACCAATAGACTCTAGAGGTTCTCCTCCAAACAAGTTTTCAAGAAGAACGTGTTTAGTTTGGAAATATACGTTTGCAGAAGGTACGATTGTTTTTTCAATCGGTTTTAAAAGCTCAATATCTTCCCCATAAAGAAGTTTGAAGAGAATCTGATATGAAGAGTCAGTTCCCTTAGACATGTAAAAGTCTTTTGCCCTAGTTAGAACGTTTGTGACAGATGTTCCGCTTATAAAACTTCTATTCTCAAAGCCAGGTAAAAATTCTGTTTTAAATTTTGTAAAAAACTCTTGTAGAAAAAGATTACTTAAGTTAGTTACTGTTGTACCGACTAAATGTTGATCAGCACTAGTTATTTGGAAATTTAAAAACTCAGCATCGTCATCTTTTGATATTTGATCGATGCCACTGAATCCTCTTGCACAATCAATGAAGGATGTGTCAGTTTTAGTTTTATATGTTATTATCTCATTATCAATCTTCAATAAACCATAGGTGTCTGGCCACCCAACAGTTGATTCTACATTTATTGTTGTCTGACCAGCGAAAACGTCATCAGAAAGAGTCGTTGACGTAGTTAGAGTCTCTGCATTGAAAGCACCTACCTTTCGATACTCAGGAAGGTTATTTGCTAAGTCAACTGCACCAGACTTATGTTCTAGTGATTCGTAATATTGATTTAAAAAGCTCGCAAAAAGAGGGGATTCCTGATTTATAAATTCTGGAATCTGAGATTCTATGACATGAGAGATTTTTACTCTTTTAATATCTGTCATTTACCTTGTGTAGATTGATTCGCTAGCGTAACTAGATGTTGTGACGTAAGAAGTAGCAGATGTGTTCTCACCAGAAGATATAACATCAGGGAGAGCATTGACTGTACTGTTCGTAACGTCTAATTGAAGGTACAAGTCTTTAAGTGCAATAATATCATTAGAATCAGGTATTGCTTCTACTTGAATTAGACCACTTGCTAAAGTAGACCCTGATATATTTACCACATCCAAATTAATCTCTCCGTGTTTGTAATCCACAGTCCCTGCATCGTTCTTAACAATTAGAGGAAGGTTATTAACAAGTTTGAAAAAGACAATCTTACCAAAATTAGTTCCAGCTGTGGGAATGTCGCCAAGATAGACAGTTCCGTCTATACCATCAACTCCAAATCCTGTGGAACGTATTCCATATCCATTTGGTTGGTCGTAAAAAGCATTTCCATAGCAAAGTTCATAAGTTGCAAAGGTATTGAACTCAGGAATAAGATCCCTTCTCATTTTTACCTTTGTAATGTTAGAAGTAACACCTCTTGCAGAAGCATCAATCAATCCAACAACTTTAGAATACTTAAATCTACCTCCGAAGTCATTAATATCCGTTGATCTGGAATATGTGGTCAATGCCTTGGTTACAGATGTAAGTAATTCGGTTGTATCTGAAACTGAGTTACTGTTATAGTAAACAGAAGTATCTACTTCAACATAGAGATACTTAAGATCGATAATTTCTGGTTTGATACCAGCAATCGAATATTGTTTGAGTTGCCTAGAGATATCATCCTTTGTAATCTGTGAAAGGAAAGAACCATTTCGAGGTTTTATCGAAATAAAGACTTTTCCAAACTCAGGAGGATCTAACTCCTCTCCACCGTAGGCGGTCACAGATTCAACGTTAGGATACACGAATGGAATTATACCAGAATAGTCACTTGCCGTTACTGCACGGTATTGTGAGGAGTATATACGAGGTGCAAGGTATTTGACTGAACTGATCTCTTCAATATCATCTCCCATTGAAGCTTTGTTCTTAGTTTGGAGTACTGAAATACCTGTTGTTACTGATAATGACTGATCATCTTCTAAAATACCAATAAATGAGAAATTTTTAGCATCATTTCCAGCTCTTCCGTTTGAAACAATATAAGTTACATTAACAATCGCTCCAGAAGGCGGTTTTTTACCTAAAATTCCATCTCCAAATAAAATTTCATAGTGTTCATCTTCAATTTCTTGAATTAAGAACAATTTAGACTCAGCATCTACTCTTAAAATGTTATCATATAGCGTATAGATCTCAGATGTAGTAGAAGTGACTGTTACACGGATGGAAGTTGTGTCAATATTTGCATTTGGAAGAATAAATCTTTGATTTGGTTGAGAATAATCAATCTGAAAACTTTTTTGAAGGTAAACTCCTTCGTAAATGTTTAAATTATCAAAAACAGCAACGTTGTTATCGCCAGTTGTAGCAACAAAGTCATCTGGAATGGAAAAAATGTAAGATCCACCGACTTGATTACCCAATGCAACCTGTCCAGCCTTCAAAGTTAAGATTCTTGTGTCGTTAGTTCCCAAGTCAACACTAAAATTGATGGTTGCCATTGCAGATCTGGCAGATCTTGGTACATAACCTATGTTTCTAGCAAGTGAAACCACGTTTTCACGCAAAGTTGCACTGTCGAGGAAACATTCGTTAACTGCCATGTTGGTATTGTAAGCAGTTATGTAAGTGTTATACGCTAAAAGGTCAATTAAGGTCGAAAAGTTCGATCCTTCAAAGTCAAAATCAGCGAAATCACTGTTTACACGAAGGTAATCTTTAATTTGTGCTCTTAGAGCACCAAAATCTAAGTTTGTAAACTGGTTAAAAGACATTATATTCTAGTTGATTGTAGGATGAAGTCTATATTTTGTCGTGGAGCAGTAATTCCAACTATATCGTATCTGATTTCTATAATTAAAGAGTTACTATCCACTGGATATACTACTTTTACAGCAATATTTGCAACTCTAGGTTCAAAGTTATCTAATAAAAGAACAATATCATCCTCTAATTCCATAGCTGCATCACTTCCAGCTACTTCAAACATCTGATCTTCAATCCTACTTCCCAAAAGTGGGTTGTAAAATCTCTCTCCGACCCTTGTTCTTACCAAATTCATTACAGAACGCTTGATTGCGTCCTCATCAACGAGAATAGCTATGTCTGATGTCACAGGATGCCGTGAAAAAGAGAGGCTAATGTCTCTAAATCCTTTACTTGATTTTATACTCTCGTCGATACTAGCCATTATTCACTTAGATTTTGTTTTCTTTTCTTGTCATTAGCGTCATCACCCACAACTTCACGCAAAATTGTGTCATCTTCTTCTGGTTTTTCTATAAAACCATCTTTAAAACCGCCAAATGGAGTGTTCTTTAGCTTCATTTTAGACAATATTATTATCATTATGTATTTAGACACAAAAAAAGACCCTTTTGAAGGGTCTTGAAACTAATTTTTGTGTATTTTTAACCAGCTGCTAGTGGTGATTGCTTATTATTGCTATTCGCAGCAGCTTTTTTTCTTGCCTGAGCACTTACATCATACTGTCCTACTGTCTTTCCACCACCAAACCCAGCAGTTACTACGTTATGGGGAGCTTTTGTTGGATCTGAATCTGCCATTTACTTACCTTTTTCTTTTTATTTATCAATTTGAGCTCGTAATCGATCTGGAGAAATACCTTCTTCAAGGTAAAAGTTCAATCTTGCTCTTGCCTGTTCCTTATCTAGACCCACATCTCTCTTAGGATCGTTGACACACCAGCCTGATGTGCCTAATTCTACGACCCTGTATCTTACTTCACCGTCTGCCATTATATAATCCTTGTTTTTTCATGTCCAACACGGATTTTAGGATCACACCAGATCTCCATACCCGCTTCTTTTGCATCTAAACAGAAAGATACGTCTTCTCCGCACATATCTTGGACTTCTCCTGAGTCAAAAACTTGCATTTTTGGTGCAAACCAAGGATACTTCATCTCTTTGTGCTCGAATACACCATATTTAATGAGTAACCAACCAAATCCAGTGTAGTCAACAGTGAAAGGCTTGCGTCTACGAGAGATAGATTCGATAGTTTCGTGATTCATCACTCCACCATTCTTTGCAAAGTCCTCTTCTTCTAACCAATGTGCAACAGATGTTGTCTTTCCGTCTTCTGTACAGTACCAACCAGCTGCAATATCCTTTTGCATCCATACTAAACGATAGAACTTCTCTGTATCAAATACGATATCTGAGTCTATCCATAGTTGGTAGTCATATTTTAGTTTACCATCCCAAGGAATTTGATCTGGTCCTCTTAATACGTTTGCACCAAGGCACTTGCATCTTGCAAAGTTAACCATTGATGAGTAATCTTGTGAGATCTGGATACTCGATCCATTCTGTACAAGGTCAAAGCATAGTTGAACGAAGTTCTTTAGAAAAATATAAGAGACTCCTCT